TTCCAGCTCGGTGATGCGGGGATTGGCATCTGACGCCGGCGCCTCACCATCCGGGGAGCAATGTGCTTTCACAAACCAGTGCACTGCCACATCGTCAGCCACGTCATGAAAGCCGACGCCGAAATGCGTTTGCGCGCTGCCGTCGTTGAAGTTGAACGGCTTCATCACATAGATTTTCTTCATCATCAATCCTTGTGGGTGGCCCTTTCGGGCCACTGCGGGTTAAATGCCGTCAACGTAGGCGAGTGTTTCCGGGTAAACCGGTTCAACCGCGCCCAGTTTTCCGTAATAGGTCACCAACTGGTACAAGCCGCGATACTGGATCGGCACGCTCATAAGCGGCACCATCGGGAACCGAACGAATTTTTTATCATTCGTATAGAACGCCATGCGGTCAGTGCTCGACACGCCGCGCCCCTTGGCCCATTTCACCGGGCGAATGTTCAGCGGGCGGCCGTTTTGGTGATACGCGATGGTGTTGGTTTCCAGATAGGTCAGCAGAGACTGATTGCCGGCACTGGAAACGATGGTGCTCGCCAGTAGCGAAAACTGTTCCGGCGGGATCAGCAGATCGGTGGGCACCATCGAGTATGCGGACTGCAGCCATGCCGCATTCAGACCGGCGTTAATACTGGCGCGGATTTCGTCAGCGGTAGACGTTGCCCACGTTTTAGCGGCGTTAGTCGGCGTCACCTGTGACAGGTTCAACAGCCCTTTGACACCCAGGCCAGAATCCCCGGTGTACACCTGCTCGTCGGTATCCATGTTCCATTTCAGTTGCATGCCGTCGTATTTTTGGGTGTCGATGGGGCGCCCCACCTGGGCGGCCGCTTGCAACTCCGGCACCGTCCAACCCAGCTCCATACCCCACAGGGTGAGCGGGAAACCAGTTTTGGTAATGTCGACATTGACGCCAGCCAGCGCGGTCGGCAGCTTGCTCAGCCAGTTTTTGCCGTTGGCGTTCGGCGTACCCGCCGCGGCAAACGTGCTGTTGGTAAACGAGCTGATTTCATCCGCAATGGAGACATCCTCGCGGAGCTGAATATCGCGGCTCCACGTGTACGAAACGAGCGGCAAATTCAGCGTCTGATCGAGGCGCTCCAGTTCGTGAATGAGAAATGCGCCGGTGGAATCAACCGTCGCCTGATCAAATGTCATTGGCATTTTCGATGCTCCTTAAATGTTGAATGCCAGTTCAATGTTGCCGCTGGTGTCGCCTGGGCCATTGAAATATGCGTTGGTGATCTGGACGGTGTTGGAGCCATCGGCGGCAGCAAGGAACGCGCCGAGAGGACTGGAGGCTGACGGCGTAGCTACACGCATGTAAACCGGGCCGCGTAATGCAACGCTGGACGCGTCTGCACCAAGGTTTACCGTTACGTAGCCGCGCACCAGGCTATCACCGGTAAAGTTTTTACCACTGCCGACCTGCTGGACCTTGTCCGGCTGACTGGCTGTCGGATAGGGGCGGGCAAAAATACCAGCCAGCGCAGCGGCGGTATCGCTCGCGGCAATCGGGACAAACTTGCCGCCCGAGATTTTCCCGCCCAGACCATACGCGGGGAACAGGTTGGTTGAATCCAGCAGATGAGTTTCAATCGTCAGATCCTGCGGACGAGAGATAGCCCCGGCAATGCCCGCGGGCATCCGGTAGAGAAATGTATTTGCCATGGTTAGCCTCGTTTAGCCCAGAAGTCCGCTGCGGCTTGGTTCATGCCAGCGATAGTGGTAACGACAGATTTCGTCTGGCTGATAATGCTGTCATTGGTTTTGATGTTGCGGGTTTTCGCCAGCTCGGAAACGGCCGTAAATGCCATATCAACGGTGGCTTTTTTTAACTTGGTGACATCCGCGTCGCCCACAATGGAGCGCACCAGCGACTGATCGGCAGCGGACAACACAGAGCGCTTGAACGCAGTTGGCTTTGCTTTCTCGGGTAACCGGATGCCGGGTTGAATGAGGTCAGCACGGTAAGCGGCATCGCCGGTTACTTTGCCTTCTTCCTCTTTTTTCTCCTCTTCATCCTCGTCACCGGTGGCGGGATCGGCCGGGGTCAGTTTGGCAACTGCTTCAATCAGCGCCTTACCCCATGCTGGAATTTCTTCCCCTGTATCACCAGTGCCTGGCAACTGCGGGCCCGGTAACGGTTGCTGCGGCGCCAGATGAATATTTACAACGCCGGGGACGGATGTTGATGCGGTCGTGTCATCATCACCGGTTACGTCATCCGGAGGATTATCGATCAAGTTCGCCATTTCGGCAGCGTCGTTGGTTTTGCGGGCCCGGACAAGGCGCGAAAACCAGCTCTTGGTTTTGTTAGGCATACTGTCCCCTAATGCACAACGTGAACCGGCTCTCCCGTTTGGGACAAGAGCCAGATGATTGCCAGTTATCGCGTACTGCTCAGCGACACCCGGCGAGATTTGGCGGTAATCTGCGTCGTAACCGCAGCTCACCTCGTCGTCACCATCCTCTACTGCCTGAATGGCTTCCGGCGTTTTTACGATGACGTCGGCCAGCTGTAGGTCTGATTGCTCCCCACTCCCGCGCCTGACGTTCTGAATGTGCCCGTTTGCCAGCTGCCTCCAGTTCTGAGGCGTGACAAAAATGATATTAGCGTTGAAATCCTTCGGGTGACCGATAGTGACGGCCATCCCCTCATAAGATGCGATAGTGCGCTCGCTAAATACCTCGTCCGGCGTGCGGCGCACAGTGATCATGCCGTGGCTGTCGGGCTGTAACTCCGGTAGTTCCTCGGCGCCATAAACCTGCTCGCCGGTGCGCCCAATCGGTACGTCTTTGAACAGGATCGAGCCATCCGCCAGCTGATAGCGGGTATTCCCCAGCCGGGTTTTGAAGAAATATTTCATGGGTTACCTATTCGGAGGGCTGTCGATTAAATCAACGTCCGGGAAAACCACCTCACACCAGCATCGGCAATTGGGTAGCGCGCCAGCATGGCCGGTCATTCCATCCAGTATCGGTGGTGCTGACCAGTAAACGAACTTCCCTTCCATTTTTTGGTGCGAATGCCTGACGTCGCCGTCATCAGCAGTGCGCCAGATGTAGCCGGCGGAACCCGCCGTAGTGGCTCGGGCCTGCGTAAGTGCGGTGGTTGCCCGGCCAATCTCAGTGCGTGCTATCAATCTGGCGCGTGACTCGGCAACATCGCCTGACGCTGCTATTTCCTGCGCGAATTTATCTGGTCGCTCGCCAGCAACAACGGCTTCTATCGCCCGGTTTTGAATGTCATACACGCGGTCGGCTGCCTGTATCGGCAACGATTTGATGTATTTCACTTGCTCGGCAATGATACTTTGCACCACCTGGCCGATCGGGGTGTTATCAATGATGTTTCTCAGGCCCTGTCCGATCTCCAGGCTCTGTGCCCGCCATGCCGCGTCATTGTGTTTGAGCACATCAAGCGCGAATCTCTCGGCGACACGATGCGCCCATCCGTCGATGATCTCGGTATAGCTATCCAGCGCGCCCAGTATTTCGGTTACGGAATCGTTCGAACCATCGTAGTGGCCGTTGATGATGCTCCCCATTGAATGCGCTATCGCCCGTAGATTGGTCCGATAACGATTCTCTGCCTGTTTGCTGAGATTCTTGGTTGTCAGAGTAGGCCGGCGGCGGCTCGATTTTGGCACTCTCGATCTCCTCGTCAGTGATTGATGCACCGATACCTGTTACATCCGCCATTTCTCTCAGGTCAGTTAGCGCCGCTGATTCCGACATTCCAAGGCTGTTGACAGCGGTTGACAGCGCGTTAACGGTGTTCACGGCCACAGTGGAGCGATCGAGATCTGACAACTGCCAGAGGGGGTTGAACTCGAAAGTGAAATCCTCCGGCAGCGGCTCGCCAAACTCAGAGCGGTGTAGTGCGTCATACAGCATGCGCACCGGGATGCGTAACCGGCGCTCCTGCAGCGTGCTGACCGCATCGTAATAATTAGCGAGATCGGAGTCACCGGACGAAAACCCTTTCGGGGATTGTCCAAACAGGCGGATAAGCGGAATGCCGGTAGCGCCGGAGATTTCTTCCTTGAATTCAGCCAGCAGATCGGATAGCCCAGCGAACGAGTATGAGTGCGTCTCAAATGTGTCATCACCGTCAAACAGGGACATGCCCTCATTCGTCTGGTACTGGCGCAACAAATCCATCTGCTTGATCAGCGCATCGAACTGTTTTCCGCCCATAGCAATGATTTTTCGCAGGTCTTTTATCTTCGCTGTTCTCAGATGGGCCTTGTATGCCAACTGCGCAGCGCCGACGCTGGTGCTGTCGTAGGAGGTCAGGCGATCAAAGATGCGCTCAACAACTGACATCCCCCACTCGTTTTCTGTCAGCGCCTGCTGATACGGGAGCGTTACGCCGTCAAACCGGATCAGGCGCGAGTAATGCACGGTCCACGCTGGCAACCCCTGCGCCGAGGTCACTATGTCGTAAAATTCCGGCTTGCCGAGGTCAGGCCCAAGAGACTTAACGCGTCTCGTCAACTGTGGATTAATCATCCAGCGGTCGAGGACGGCCAGCCCCTTGAAGCTGCCCTTGCCAATTTTTTCAGTCATCAGTGGGGTAAGTGGTGCTTGCCCCTCAATCAAAATCAGCCCAACCGCGCCACCGTAAAGCCGCGACCATTTGATGATGTCGTTCAGGCGATCCCAAAGGCAAAGCTCGTCGAATTTTGCCTCCAGAATGCCGCGCCGCTTAGGATCCATTTCACTGGTGATGCGAGCGCCCTTCTTAGTCATATCATCAGAGATAGAGTCAATGGCGGCGCCAATGACCCAAGACGAGCGATATGCCCATTCGATCAGTAGGCGGTTGCGGCTGGTGTAATTCGCCCGATACGTCGATGCTGCATGCTGGTTTGGCTGCTGCATGCCAACGCGGGCCACAAAATTATCGTATGAGTCCGCCGTGGCGACCCGTTTAGCTTGTTTCGCCATTGCGTTTACTCTCCGAGTTTTGCCCAGATGTCCATTGCGCTATCTGTCGGTGCGAATGACATGATGAATGCGTCTGCGACGTTGGGTGATGGTACATCGCGTTTGGCGAGGTCTTTTTTGCTCTCCACCATGACGCGCCCGTTTTTATCGAAATCGCGGTGCGGCGTTGAAAGTTCATATTTCAACTTTTCCAGTAGTGGACAATCGCCGTCGATACTAATCAGATCGTCAACTTCGAAAACCTCGCCGTTCTTCACCGCGTTATATGTGTTGCGGAACCGGTCAGCTACCAACCACCACGCCTGTGCTTTTAGATTCGCAAAGAAATCTTTGTTCAAGATATCGAGCTGATACACCTCGTCCGGCTCGTGCACGCCTGCGCCAGCATTAAATTTGCTGTACTGGATGGTCACGGCATGATGAGGGTCAGCGGCCTTGCGATCGGCGTTGATCTCTTCGAACTTCGAACCGCTACCAGCACCAACGCCAATCGAGTCATAGACAATTTCAGCGCCGCGCTCCAAGGCGGCGTTATAAGAGCGCGAGCAGCTTTTCATCAGCTCGTCCTCTTTCGCTTTCCATTCGTCCGCCCAGTAGACCACTGAGCCGTAGCGATAAACGTTAGCGCACTTATCTGCGCCGCTATCAGCAACGTCAAAGCCAATACGCTTGCGACCGGACGGCTCAAAGCCAAGCTTTTTATGCGCATCAATCGCCGCCTCAACCCACGACAGTTTAATCACTGCGTTATCATCGTCAGTACGAGGAACGCCCAAATAAACGTACTCGAATGACTCTTCATCGCGCGCTTTCGCGGAGTCAATAACGTCTTGCATGGTGCTGCTGAGAAATGGGTTTTCGTCGTAGTTTATTTTCCGTACCAGCGTGTTGACTGGCGGGTCAATAACGAAGTTTCGCCAGACAAAATCTGTCACCAGTCGCGGGTTGAAGACGAACCAGCATTCAGACCCCTCTTTACGAATGGTCGGCTCAAGGATTTCCCACTGCGCCTCTGTGATGGCGTGCGCCTCCTCGTTCCAGAGCACGTCCACGCTTTCCAGCGACTTAATTTCCTCAATATGTCGCCATAGGCCGTAAAAAATGAATTCAGCACCGGTGTGCCGGTTGATGATTTTGTTATCGAGGATGCGGAAGCGGTGGCGCAGGCCAAAGCGGTTAATCTGTATTTTCAGCAGGGCGTAAACCGATTCCTCGATTTTATTCTGTATCTGACGGGTACAGAGAAACCGCAGCGGGTAATGGTCAGCCAGGAAAATAGCGAACCCGGCAGCGTCCCACGATTTTGATGATGACCGGCCGCCGTAAAGCACCTTATTCCTGGCCTTCGTCGTCCAAAACGGTCGCAGGGCCGGATTGAGTGTCGGTGTCGGTTTCGATATCTGCATAGAAGTCGTTCAGTCCGCGCGGGGCATCATTGTTAGGGTCACCAGCTTCGCGTTTGAGGCGGTCCGCTTCGAGCGTCACTTTTTCAGCAGAGGCAAGGCGATGCTCTATGGCGGCCTTGGTTAACTCCAGAGATTCAATGCGCGCGGTATTGCGGTGCATAGCTTTCTCGGCGGCACTGATGTTATCCAGCAAGGGCTGTTTCTCTTCATCTCCGCCAGCATAGTCAAGCATGGTTCGCCAGCGGCCGATATTTTCAGCCGCTGTAAGGTTCGCCGCCCTCAGCCAGAACAGTTCATCATCCAGGCTCAGAGCCTGGGCGTCTTCACTTGTTGCGTCCGACAAAAGCAAACGGCGACCGTATCCGCCATGTTTCAGCGCGTGCTGATTTCCGGGGGCGAACGGATTAACCGGCGGCGCAGTGCGTGATCCGCGTATCGGTTTCGTTTCTGGATGATTGGCGGCTTTGCCTGTTTCGCCCTTTTCACGAGACGACGGCTTGGGATTTGAAGCGGCTTTCTTCCTTTTCTGCGAATTCGCACTTTTTTTCGCAGTTCCTTTCTGCGAATTCGCACCGTAATTCGTAACTTTGATATAGCGCTTTGCGCTGGCGTAATTGAGTCCCTGCGCCTCACACCAGTCTTTAGGGGAAATACCGGATTTAGCATGCTCGGCGAGGAACTGGTGTTGCAGTGCCCCCCAGTCCGGTTTTGCCATAAACTGACCTCAATCAGAGAGGAATATCAGGCCATCCCTCAATGAGAGATATGTAGGCGTTCAGGTTTTGAGTGTTCGTCGTCTCAAGAGACTGACTGCGAAGAATGTAGGGAGTGTTTGGCTTCATGATGACCATTTCGCCAAGGATTGCCTGTGAATTACCCTGACCTTGATTCGACCCATTACCCTGACTATATGCCGTTGCTACGGTCAACGTGCCAGTTGAGAAGGTTATGCCGGTGGAGAGAGTGAATAGGTTCGCCGCAGGGTTAATATCATTCGGATTCTGAACATCAGCTGCAACCGGCGTTCCGGTATATGTGGCATCGCGATATATAGAGGCGGCAACACCGAGCCCGCTATAACCGATTCTTCTTTCAAGAAGAATGACTGGTTTTGAGCCAGTAATTATCAAACTATCGGTAGATGCGTTGGCGGCGACATTGGGTATTAATCTGGAGGCAGTAAATAGATTCCCATTTTTAATAGCGCACGCCTTTAAATCCTGCACACCGATAAATCTCGTGCCGGTAAATGCACCCTGAGGGATCCCGGGTTGTGAGAATTGTCCTCGTGTTATCACAATAACAATGCGATCAACGTTGATGGGTATTCCATATTTGACAATTTTAATCCTGACTGATTGTTGCTGCCATGATCCGCTATCAATTACTCGCCAAAAATCACCATCAGATAATGGCGATGAGTAAAAATTGATCATCCCCTTTGATAGGGGAATCTCATTTCCGGCGGCATTCAGGGCAACCGCGTCAATTAATGCCCCGTGGGTATCATGGTAGATACCATAATTGATGATCTGCTCGCCATTTTCTGGCGTTATCGTGGTGATGGATCGGTTTGACATTTTAACCCCATACCAAAAAAACATTATCAAACCCGCTCATTGAATGGGTTTTGTAATGTCCATATCCACTCTCGCCCTTTCCGCTTCACGAATTGCCGCTAGTTGCCCATTCGCCTGCTCAATCTCTGACAGTAACGGTTCAATCCAGTAAACCGCCTGCGCGTATGTCAATCGGCAGGTGGTGGTAACGGGGCTAGCACCGGCTGTGTCAGCGTTTCCGGCAGCGGCTGGCACTGCGCTGGCACGTAGACTGTGCGTGTAGTCGAGCAACCGCTGAGCAACATCAGCAGGCACACACCGGCGGCCAGCAGGGTCGGTTTTGATAATCGTGCGGTAGACAATTTGCCGCTCCTCGGTTTTTGCAGTGATGGTTACAGCCTGCTGGCTGGCCTGCGCCGCGATCTGGTTGAAACGCTGGAACTGCAGCGACTGCTGAGAGATTACGGCCTGCTGCGCGTTGACCTCAGATTGCAGCGTTTCCGCCCGCTGTGCCTGCCTCTCAGCAACGCCGTGGTAGTACTGCGCCAGCCACGCCGTTATCAACATGGCAATCAGCACAAACCCGGCAATCATGGTTTTCCAGTTGGGCGTGATCATGATAGCGCCTGCGTTGCCCGGTCGTAGCGTGCGCGCCGGTCATCCAGCCCATTACGTCCGCCGTTAATCAGTAGCGTTACGCGCTCCACATCATCCGCATAACGACTGCAGCAGCGAGACATCCAGTACCAGCCGGCTGAGCGCATCGCATTCACGTCTTGCTCAAGCAATTCCGGTGCCGATACCAGATCCAATTTCAGCCCGGCACCACACGCACGGTAATTGTCCAGACCGGTAATCTGGATTAACCCACGCCCGCGGAATTTCCAACCGTCGCCCGCGGCTTTGTTGCCAAGTCGTCCGCCATACACCAGGTTTGCGATAGCGGCCTGCCGGTTTTGCGGTACCGCGCTCTCGTTGCGCTGGCGCCCCAGCATTGCAATCTGATCCGCGCCCAGCCGACTGGCGAATGTATTCAGCAGTGCCTGCTGGCTGTAGTTGAACGATTCGATCGTCGCCGAAAATCCACCCGACTCATGCCCCACTTGGGCAATGAACATTGCCTGGGCTGACGCAGTAATGCCGAACTCGGCAAACGTTGCGATCAGGTGCGGATGCCAGCGCGCGGCCAGCCCGGCGCTAATGCCGGCCGCCGATTGAAATTGGTTTTGGTTCATAGGTTTCTCGACAGGAGTTTTGCGGCATTACCGCGGGCGCGGAGCACCAGCGCGGCAATAACGACGTTGACGCCAAGCGCAGCTGGGTTTGCGCCGTGGTACTGGCCGAACGCCCAACTGATCGGGATAAATCCGTATGCCAGCACCAGCGCGTAAGCCAGCCAGCTCGCCCACGTGCAATGTTGAGCGCCAGCCTTGCGGAAAAACATCAGCCTCAGCGCAATGGTGGCCGAGACAGCAACGTTAATTACCGTGATCGGTTCGTTAGCCATTGCCTGATCCCCCACCCCGGAATCGGGATAACCAGCTTGTGATCGACTGACTGTTGAGCCAGGCCAGGGTTTTGATAGCCATCGCTGAAACAAGAACGGCGGCCAGCGGCGCCAGCGCCTGTTTTTCGTAACCAGTCATCGCTGTGATGCGGTCGCCGGCAAAATCCGCGCCGAGCACGCCAGTGATAAATGACGTCAGGAAATAACAACCGCGTTTCACTAACGGGACGTCTGCCGCTGCAGCGACGTAATACACAGCGCCAGCGAACGCTCCGAATACGACGCCGTAATCCGTCTGAGTTGCGATACCAAAAATTGTGGCGCCGGTTAGCGCCGTGGCGACAGCCGAGCCTGTGGCCGGATCGGACATAAGCCCTCCTGTGTGTAGTCCTCCGTGACAGAGGGCGGAAATAAAAAAGCCCCGGCGAATGCCGAGGCTAGTGAATTCATTTTCGATTGTTTAGAAACGCAAAAACCCGCACATTGGCGGGTTCATCATTATTACGCATACACGAGTAACATCGTAGCTAATGCTATTGGCTCAATGGCTCAATTGTCAAGGGTTTTCACTGGAATCACTTTTTTTACGGAGCATAGGAGCGGCGTGCCGTTTTCATCAATGTGGACGATCCACTCCGCATTCAACCAATCCTGAATTTTTTGCTTTCTTACGCCCATGTGGCGGGCAAAGGCGGATTGGTTACCGCCAAAGTTCTTATTAATAAACTCCATTAAATGCATTAGATTTCGATCTCACTGAGTGGCTTCTCTACCATGTGCCACAAATCATTCGTTCCCACCCCGTTATCGCGGAAATTTACGGCGCAGGCATAAATTTTTTCTGCTAAATTTTTCGACAGAAAAATATTTAGCGCCCCATCGGCGTACTCAGAAAAATATTTAGCGCCCCATCGGCGTACTCAGAAAAATATTTAGCGCTGATTTCGATATCGTTATTTTCTGCGTTTTCTATTGCGGCATCATATATTTGATATGCATTCATCTTATTGTCTCCGGCGGTGAGCGATCATCTCGTCTTGATGAACTAACAGTAACCGATTTTCGGTTACCAGTCAATCTTTCACGCGCTCTTTTTTAAATCTCGTTTTTGTGCATCCAATCGGTCGCGCTCTGCCATCGCCTCGGTCAATCGCAGGTAAACCAGCATTTCCGCCGACTCTATCATCGCCAGCGACTCTCTGCGGCACGTTGATAGCGATGGGATATCGATGGAGCGGCGCACTGATGCGCGCCGCGATATCAGGCATTTCACCGGGTCATTACCAGCCGCGGCGTCAGCGTCCCCGATCATCAGCGCGTCGCGGTATACGCGCGCCAGGTGCCGATCGCTGCTGCCGTAAACGTACCGGCAAAACAGGAGCACCCAGGCCGTGCGGCTGGTGGCATACATCTCATCCCAGATCGCACTGATTAACCTGCCGTCGTCATCGCTGCACATCGGTCGAGATGGATATTCCGCCGGGCGCATTCGTGCCATAAACTGCGAAATGATGCTGGTTTGCCGGCGGTCGAGTCTCCCGGAGTATACCCACGCCCCGAATCGCTCTAATATCGGATGTAGCCAATATTTTTGCGCCTGCGTCAGTTTCAGCTCCTCAATCATGCGCCAGCCCTCATCAGTGTTTTTTCGAAATTGCGCAAAATCCGGTAGTCGATAACAACGGAGCCGGCGTAGCGGTATAGGCGCAGGCGGCACCAGCGCAGGCGCAGGGATTCAGTGATATTCTTCATGGTTTTCGCTCACATGCGGTCAGGTATCGATCGGCCTCTATCAGTGCCCAACACCGGCGCGCCAGATCAGGCCGGCGCAAAAATCTGATGCTGGGGAAAAATAACCGTGTCATGAGAATTTCGGCGGCTCGTGCGTTTTGAGCTGGCTTTATCATGCCGCCTCCTGTTTTTTCAGTTCGCGCAGTTTTGCCCTGGAATCAGCGCGTATCTGATCCAGCTCCTCGCGGGTATACCGATGGGTTTCGTTGTTGCTCTCCAGTGCCAGCACGCGCTCTTCACCGATGAGTTCCACCAGCACGGCGCGGTATGCCTCGATGTTTCCAGACTTATGGACGTTACAAGCGGAACACTGGAGCCAGATATTGTCCGGGTTAAAGCGGAGCTGGGGTGCGGCGGCCGTGGTGCGGTAATGCCCGGCGTGCCACGCAATCGCGGAGTGCGTCCCACATGAGATACAGCCGTTCCCGGCGGCCAGCAGCCGTTCCCGGCGCCAGTCATTGAATGCGCGCTGCGTCATCTGCATCCAGTGACTCAACGGCTTAACGGCCGCCTTCCGTTCCCGCCATGCCGCCCTATCCGCCTGCTGCTTCTTGGCCTGCTGGCGCTGGCGATCTTTGTCGCGTAACTGAATTGCGTATTGCGCGCCATGCTCCGGGCAGCACCAGCGAATGTTATCGAATGTCGGGGTGAACTTTTCTCCGCAGATTTTGCACTTGCGGCGGGGACGATTAGCCATTACGCCTCCTGCTTCTGCTTGAGCTGCTGATACTCGCACCCATACGGAATTGTCAGCGCCAGCCCGAACTGTGCGCACCACGCCTCAACCTGCGTCATGAAAAAGTGCATTTCGCCAGTATCGAGTTCGGCCGTGTGCCTGGGCTCCCACGTCGTGGTTTTCTCACCGGTCACAAAATCGGTGTATATGACCTCGGCGCAGCCCAGATAGGTCTTTTTGAGGTTGCGCTTAACCCATTCCGGGGTTGCATCTGCGCGCCCAGACTGGATCAAGTAATCGCTGATTTCGCCGAACCACATGTGCAGGGTCGCGTTCTGCGGGATGCTGCGCTTTTCGCGCCACGGTTTAATCGTGAGGCGATAGCACTCGCCGCCGACCAGCAATTCGGATATCTGCTGGCCTACGGCGTGAAAATTTGACTGATGCAGGCGAATGCCGTCTTGACTGATGTTCATACGCTACCCCGCAGGGTGAGCGCTGAATGCAAAAAATCGCTGGCGTCGTTAAACGTCAGTGACTGAGGATTTTTGATGTGATTTTGCGCCATTGGTTTCGCTCCAGTGGCGCAGCAGGTGCCGGTTGTTCAGGCCGACGATTTAATAATATCAGAGCTGGATACTGTGTAGCCAGCTCTCTGCAGCAGTTGAGTTAACAGTTTTGTTGTGCCAATAACTTCATCGGCCTGCAGAGGCATAAACGACACTAAATCACCCTTGCGATACATCAGCGCCCTATCGCAAACCGGGAAATCATCAAACCGAGCGACGATTGCGCGGTCGGCACACCTGATTACGACATAACCCCCAGCGGGCATTTCAATTTTTTCTGTATTATCAGCCATAAAATCATTAAAACTGTATATTTGTACAGTATTTTTAAACCCATTATCGGCTGATTGCAAACCATTTTTTTCTGTGTGCTCACTCATAAAATACCGCTCTAAAACACGTTCGCGCGCTCCCAGCATCCCATTACATCCAATGCGATTATCGTAGTTGGATAGTTTCTTTAGTTATTATCCAATATTGCATTAATTAGTTATGATTGTTTATATGTTTGAATGATTAGTATTTGTAGGAATAAGAAAGGGGCCGAGCGGCCCCTGAGTGAAATTATTAATTAGCGGCAGATGGGTCACGACATTGGCTGCCCGCAAAATGGGCAGAAAGACATGCGGACACTGGTTTCTTTCCGGGTTAGGTTTTTCGCCATCGCCCCGTCTTTTTTCTTCGCCCGATAGGCCAATTTATATTTCAGCATGATGTGAATACGCCCGGTACCCAGACCAAGCCAAGCGTTGCCCCAGCCAGTATCGAAACCTCCGGGGCTGCTGATTTCAGCCCCATCGGGAACACCTTCACTCAGTCGCTCATGCAACATAGTGCCAATACGATCAAAACAGTCGCACATCATTCACCCCCTTCGCTCTGGTGGGCGGCGAGTACAGCAGAACCAAACCCAGTGATGAAGTGAATACGTCCCGCTCGACGCAGTGCGCCAACCTCTTCAAGTCGCTTAACTTGCTTTTTATCCAGGTCGTGACCGCCGGATTCGGGGTCATCGCAGCACGCCTCGAAGCGGCGCAGGGCCGCAACATCATCAGCAGTTATCACGCTACGCAGACCTTCCGGTATTGCCGGAGAGTTGACCAATCTGAGCTGTTGCTCGGTATGGTTGCCAGCGATAGCGGCGTCGGCTTGCTTAATCCGCTCGATGTATGCAGGTAACAATGTCGGCGGAAATGTGTCTTGCCAAGGCTTGACGTTGCGCTTCGCCGCTTCCTGTAGCTGTTCCATATGATTGACCAGCGCTCGAACCAGCTCTGTCCAACTATTGGCGTCGTAGAAATCGCACAGCTCTGCATCTGGAGACTCATCACATGAGATTTCAGTTGATGTATCGAGTGGCCCAACTTGTTCGGAATTACCGAACAACTGACAACTATTGGCTGACTGTTTGAGCATTGCGGCGCGGCAGGCGTTCCAGCCCTCTGTGAATTTAAAATCATCACGCCCGCCAGCTTGCGCCCAAATTCGCTCATCCGGCACTACAGGCAGGGGTGGGGCAGCATACAAATTATTTATTCCGTCCGGGAGATTATTAAAGTCAAACGTGCTTCCCGGAACTCTGCCAGACTGTATCCAGTCGTCGCCTTCAATCTCAATGAAAAATACCGGATTCTCCGCCGCCTCACGGCGTTGTAGCAGTTCATAGGCCATATTTTTGACATCATCGTTATTGCTAACGCGAATAATCGCTTCCAGTGTTTCTTTGCTCAATAAATCAGTCATGGTGTTCAGTTCCAGTAAGTAAGCTCTTCTTCGACAGCGCAATCGCGTCTAAGCACTGAGAAAAGATATTCTCTGCCAGATACGCGAACGCTTCCGTTGTGTAGACGGATGGGTCCATGCCTATGGCGTCAAAAACATAAATCACTACATGTGAGACTTCATGCACGAGCGTTGCTAAGTCTTCATCAAACCAGCCCAGCACCATCGTCATCCCACTTCCACTGCGTGAAACGAATCCCAGACAGCCGCCCTCCATCGGGTTTAAGTCTCCGGTTATTTCCGACCGCTTTCTGTTGAACATCCGCTCACTATTCGTGAACCAGATATCGCAAGGATATGGGTCGCACCGCAGCTTAAGCAGGATATTTGCCATCTATTCCCCCTCAACCGGGATACCGGCAGATTTTACTGAGTTTTTGCATTCGTGCAGCATCGCTATCGCGCCTGCATACTCTTCATCAGACTGATAATCGAATCGGGCCGGGATAGGCCAAGGGATAGGCCATTGCATCCGCGCCCGTTCTGCTGCTAACTGCTTCTCAAGGGCTTCGATGTGGGCGATGAGTGCTAAAATTTCTCTGCCGTTCAACGGTGCATGGCTCCACCTTTCAGTAGCAGCAAGTTTTCCACGCGTAATCACTTCACTTATCAGTTTGCTGGTCATGCTGCGCCACCTTTTTCTTGTTCGTGTAATTTTTAATCTCTGCAATTAATTCCTTTGCGTTGATTTCAAATCGCTTCAAAACTTCGCACCCACCGACTTTTGCCCCGGAAATACGAAATCCGGAATCGTCATCGCTAATACAAAGAGAGAAACCACCTGCCTGATTGTGGCTAATCTCGATATAAACATTCCCCGGATTTAGGCTGCTCACACTGACGCCCTCCCGCGCACACCCATCACGCAGCGATCGAAAAGACCGACCAGCCGGTTGACGCCAAATTGCTGCGCCGCCGCGGGCGCGTCGCTCATCGGATAGTGCCGAAACGGGCCGCGGAATGGCCTTTGCACGGAAATTTGTCCGGCCGCTTTGAGGCGGCATACGGCAAACTGCACCGTCGATTTAACCCGCCCCAGCCCCAGCGCTATTTCCGCCGCAGTTGAGCCTGGATGGGCGATGATGTATTCAGCGATGCTTTGCTGCGTCTGCTGTGCTGTTAATTTTTTGGTTTTGGTCATTGGTCAGAACTCGTTTTAGTTAATCAAAATATCCGGCGGACTTTTTCCGCAGATACTCCTCGTGCAGCAGTTGCGCCGGAGTCGGGCCGCTCGGGTGCTGAGGTGCCGGTAACTGCCTACGAATCGGCGGGACGGATAACCCGTTGCTGGCATGCTTAACCCATTTCGTCAGCAGGCGTTCCGCCAAATGCTCCAACTCGCTATTGGTCATCCGCCGCTCAACGCCAACACGTCGCATCTCGATGCAGATGTGGTACAAGACCGGGTGGCGCCAGGGGAATTTATCGCTGCTGGAATACCGGTATCCCTCATTGCGCCAGCGCTGGTATTCGGTAATCACGTCGTCAGCACTCAGCCCAAACGGGTTGGCGCCGCACTCGGCAACCAGCGAAATAAACTCAGCCAAATCTGGCGGCCACGAATTGCCAGCAGCGCAGCGGTTTAGGCAGCCAGAGATAACCCCGGCCATCTGGTCATTCGTCAGATGGCCAATCGCCGCCACCCAAGCCGGTGATGGCCCCGCCCCGTTCTTGGCTATCCAGCGATCCGTGTATATCTCGATCATCGCCTCCCACAAGCCGTCCAGCAGCAGCTCCGTAGCGCTGGGCTTGGGCCTCACGGAATCTCTGCATTGCCCGAGATTCGCCGCTGTGGCCGGTGGCCGGCTGTTGTGCTCTTGCATCTGAACCTCCGATTGTTTTCTTCACCGTTGACTGACGACGTTCGTACAGAACGCTGTCAGCGAATTTTTGTTCCCACTGGATGTGGTTTAACGCCCGTCCCTCCGCTACCCAGTACGCGGTGAACGCCGCCAGCTCCTGCGATGTGTATCCAGGCTCTGCGCCAGCAATCACCCGTCCCCACAGAGCCGCACGTCTCTGAAAATCAACCGATGGCATCCAGCCGTCGTACATCGTGAATTTCCCGATTGGGGTATCAACACCATACAGGTAAGCCGGAGGCACGAATTCTGGTTCTGGCCTTTCAGGTGGGCCCGTGTTTTCTTCCTGAAAGATTCTGGATGAATTTTCACCGCCCCCAGAGAGAGGGGTTTTATCTTTTACTTCTTCTTCTATTTCTTCTTCTGGTAACGCTTTTTGAAACACTGATGTAACGCTGCCAGCGTTACTTTTTTTTTCTTTTTCCCGGTGTTCTGTAACGCGTCTGTTTGTAACTATCCGTTTTTTCGATGATTTCCCGTTATGACGTTCAAAGTTAGGAAACACCAGGGTATTGGACTCATCCCTGAGCCACCCCGCTTGCAACAACGCATCAGCAAAACCGGGCAAAAATGCGATACGGTCGATGGCGTTTTTTGTAACGCTGGCAGCGTTACTATTTGCGTTACCATCGATGGTTTGTTGGTCCGCCCACGCCCAAATACGGATCAGTTTTCCCAATACAGAATCAGGATCGATATTTAAGATTTCGGCAAGCAGGTAAATCTCCGGCTTGTCGGGCGTGATGACTTCGACCTTGATCCACTCGTAGGCCATTTATGGACCCTCACTATTTGCTTTTGCCACGCGATGCCGTGGGTTTTGCTCTTTTGGGATTGGCACTGTATTTTTCCGCCCACAAGCGCCCTTCCCGTATGCAGTCGTTAATCATCTGGCCTCTGCTGCTGGCCTGAGAAACACGACGGTAATATTCCAGGGCTTTCCCTACCCCCCTCGGCCACTGCTGGCGTGAAACCCTTTTTCAGCAGGTCATCCCGGACATGTTTAGCGATAAATTCCTGGTGATTCATACACACCTCAGAATTGCTATTGGTCAGAACTCGATTGATTGAACATGTGCGCGTTGGTCGTCGCGCAGTCGCATCAGCGACGATATGCCTGCAGATAATTTCAGCTCGAACTCACGCGCCGGAGCGCCCAGCAGCGCAGCGTTAAATACGTCGCTACAGGCCCGCATGGCGACGGACAGTAGCGCCAGCCGGTCGCCGGGCTGCACGAGCCACGGACGAAATTGAGACGGCATCACAGCCAGAATTGATGGCGTGAGCGCGGCAATCTGCTGACGGGCGTACTCGGAATCAGCGTCGAGCCAGCGAAAGACTTTTTGCATTTGCAGATAACCATCAGTCGGGATGTCCAGCCCGGTGCCGCCACGTTCGCGCCAGTGGTTAACGATTTCCGCCGCCACGGCTTCGCGGCTGCGCCAGTTAGCGGCCCACGCCCTGACGGCGTCACGAACGCTTTCGTGGCTCAGGTGCGGCTGATTTTCGTAAATCGGCACCATCGCGGCGGGTTGTTTAAACTCTGTTACTGCGTGTTGCATGATTTTTAAACCTCGTCCCTTTAGGCTGGGGGAAACACGCTATCCAGCGTGCATTTACCGCCGAAGCGATTTAGCGCCTCGACAATTTCGCGGCACTCAGATAATCCTGGCGCCCGCAAACCGGCTTCGTAGTTCGCCAGTCGAGAACGATTCCAACTGAGCGAATCAGCAAGCTGAGCCTGCGATAGGTCGAGTTTTTTTCGTTCGGTTTGAATGTTGTTCACTATCACCTCCTCCACAAAACGTGATACGAGCATTAGACACAAAATGTGACTGACGGTCAATAACAAAACGTGAATTTTTGAATGTCACACTGCGTGGTAATATTTGGGGCATGAAAACGATGTCAGAAGTGATCGGCGAGAGACTGAAAGAGCTCCGCACAAAACGAAATTTGAGCCAGGCGCAACTATCTAAGCTGTGCGGCTGGGCCACGGCCTCGCGTGTAGGAAATTACGAATCCGGGTCCAGAAATATCGGAGCGGATGATGCTGTCGTTCTTGCTCGCGCCCTCGGCGTAACACCGTCTGAGTTGCTGTTCGGTGAGCGGGGTGATCCGGCCAACTGGCTAAACGAGCGGCAGAGAGCGGTATTGTCATTATTTGACCAGCTTCCGGAGGCCGAGCAGGACAGGATGATTGATCTTTTCCAGCTGCGGCTGAGAGAGCTTGATGATTACGTGGAAAAATATTTGCGCGGGCGCTATAGGCTTGCTGACGAGTAGGTTGAATCCGCTATAACATTAGAGCGCCCCACACCCCTCCCGCTACGGCGGGATTTTTTTGCCTAAAACCCATTCAAAACACCACCCCAAATTCATCAATACAATTTGACGCCATCATTAGTCACAAATCGTGGTTGACATTACAGACACGATATGTGACTATCATCCCAACACAACGCAGCAGCACCACAACGCAGCAACCGCCAGGCAATACCACGAGTTACCCGGCGAGCTAAGTGGTCAAGTAGCCAGCCCGAGGCGCAAGAACATGACGGCAGTTGCTGAGAAATATTGAGGGCGTTTCGCGGTGTGGTGGGTGTGATTTTTTCGTAAAGGCTTTGAGTTCTTCCTGACGGGAAAGCGTCTTACCAGCGCGACATCCACCGCACCAGCGAAACGCCCTGTAAGAAACGCGCAGCAGGTTATAACGTTCCGCCAGCCGGGCGAAAAGCGGCAGGAGATAGCAATGAGTGACTTGGAGTTTATCGGGTCTGTTTATCTGGCTGAGGTAATAGCGGCGCTGGTGCTGGCCATATCCGGTGGAACAAAGCAGCCTGGAAAAATCATCGCTGAACTGTGGGGATGGACAACGGTTCTGATCGCAATCCTGGCTCTGATCGCAAAATTTATTGAGTGGGCGCTATGAACATTCGCCAATTTCGCAGGGCGCAGCGACTGGCCACTCGGGCGGTACAGCAGCGCAGCAGTAAAAAATGGGATGTGGCAAACCGCATCATGGCAAGGGCAACAGGGAGAGATTGATGGGAACATTGTTCGCGCTGGTTATCGCTATCTGCTCAACGCATGGCGATTGCGATTCGGCGGTAACCGGGGTTTATGACAGTCAGCAGGAATGCGAACTGGCGATGTATGAAGAACGGATTTTGAACGGCGAGTGCTATCCGGTCGAGCGGATCATTCGCAGGGCTGACGACCAACAGCCGAGTAAGTGAGTTCTGACTAATAAGAATTGCGTCGGCGAATTGCTGACACCGGGAAACGTCCGCTCCACGTTACGGAGCACGCAACAGGTAAGAGCATTGGCAGGGCCTAAAAGTAACACCGGACATGCTCAGATGAATGGTGAACCTGGATGGCGGTAGCCGCTGCTGAGACGCGAGGCACAACGTCACTCCCAGTGCTCTTTCCGTTGTGGTTACCAGGTGATCGGCGGGACACCCTACCCGCTGCCCGGTTCGACTCCGGGCGCCACTGCTGAATCACGTTAGGACCGTGATATTCCCAGTACGACGTTGAAATAGTTGGCGGTGCGGTGGCTTCGGATTCCAATCCGCCCTTTTTCAAAAAAAACAAATTCACATGGGCGAATCGATCACTGCGCAGTGAGGAATTCACTCATCCTAAAAACGGTGCAGAGGAAATATAAATGACTGATTTTATTGGCGTACTAAAAAAGAAGCGAATTAAGCACACTATTGACGGAACCGGGAACATCACTATTCCTGGCGATGCAAATCTGATCGGTGCTGATATCACCAGCCTGCCCGAGGGGCTGTCTGTCGGCGGCTCCCTCTACCTGCGCGGCACCGGTATCACCAGCCTGCCCGAGGGGCTGTCTGTCGGCGGCTACCTCTACCTGCAGGGCACCAGCATCACCAGCCTGCCCGAGGGGCTGTCTGTCGGCGGCTCCCTCTACCTGCGCGGCACCGGTATCACCAGCCTGCCCGATAGTTTTTCCTGTGACAGCCTGTATCTGGATCCGGAGAAAATCAGCAACGTGGCATACCGTGAAAACTGCGGTTATTCCGGCCGCACTATTTTTTCAGCGTGGACTGGCACCGAATTCAAGATTGCTGCCGGCTGCTTCTTTGGAACCATTGAAGAGTTCGAAGAAGCTGTTGATGAAAAATATTCAGGATCGACGGCGGAAGCATACAAGCAGGCCGGGCGCAAGTGCGTGGAAGAGCTGACTGAAAAGCTGAACCGGAATTCATAAACGCAAAAACCCGCGCAAGGCGGGTTTGTACGCCGGTCGACCGACCAAAGTCTTCCGGGAGTTCTGACCAATAACAACTACCTCAAAGGGCGCAATCACTGGCTCAGGGGATTCTACAACCCAAAGGAGCAAAAACGCAATGAACACCTATGCGTTTATCATTAAAGCCAAAGCCAAATCAGACAAAAAAAGTCTGTTCTGCTGGTTCTCCGCAAAATCTGATTCACGCGCCGAGCGCGAAATTCTCAACATCCTGGACGACGCCGAAATCGAAACCGGACGTGGCGCTGATTACCTGCTGCCTGTTCGTACCAACTGGCACGTTGTTGATGACCTGCCGGAAGAGGGTGTCATTGATGATACATGGTGCGATCGCTACGAGCTGGGTGAAGACGGCCTGACGTGGCAGCAGATCCCCACGCCGCCGCAATCCGTTAACATTCATGACGACCGCGCAACCGTAGCCGCTGCGCAAGTGGAACATCCTGGCGCACAACTGGCACAGGATACAGAGCAGACCGGCACACAACCGGCGGCGCAGCAACCCAGCGCCGTTACATTTGAGCAGGCCACGTTTACTCAACGTGTGCTGGGCGCGTGGCTGTATAGTGAATTCACGGCGCTCGGGCCGCAGGGTCTGCGTGACATCGCCGCTTTGCAGCACGATATGGACGCCACATACCCGCAAAATTTGCTGCTTGCGCTGAACAACGCCAGAGAACTGCTGCAATTAAAGCATTGCTTCCCGAAGACGTTTTTTGATCTGATTCGTGACATCAAAACCGTTTGGCCGGCAGACGGAAAAGCGCCTGACGTCGGGCACTTACTGGCATTCGGAAAAGAGTGGATCCACGCGCACAACAATTCGAGCGCATCAGACGGGCCGCGCCGCGACGATATCACAGCGAAATGGTTTGCAAAACAGGGCATGAAACGCACTGACGCAGGGACAAATGCCGGCGGTAATAACGTCACAGACCGTAGCCCGGATTACACCCACTCGCTCGATACGCTGGATATTGAAATCGCGCTGGCAACATTGCCCATGGATTTTGATATCTATGAAATTCCCGTATCGCTGCATCGTCGCGCAAAAGAGATCGTTGCTGGAAAAGAGAAGTCATTCAAAGCGTGGAGTCAAAAGCTACGCGCTATGCCTGGCATCCTTGATTACTCACGTGCAGCAATCTTTGCTCTGATTCGTGGCGCCAGTGCTGACATAACACACTTCCCTGACAGCATGCAGCGCTACATCAACACAAACCTTACCGAATCAGATCATACGAGCCCAACGCCTGAGACCCTGAGACTGGCGCGCCAGGTTAACTCCGCATCAGTAGTGCTATCGGAGCTGGACAAAGCCCGAACTGGAGAGTCATTGGGATCGGGCGTGACTCTGAGCACTGAATTTCGGGGTGTTGGTGACGCCCTCGTTAAAGAGATTAAAAACTCTCAGCAAGAGCCGGAATTTACAAACCTCGGGAATGGCATGTTTTCCATTGATGGGCTACCCGAACCGACCCCAACGGCCGGCGCACTTCCCGACGGAGTATCTGATACTGACCCGACCCCAGCGGCGGACTTGGAGGGCACCGGCGATGTGCAGATGGAAACGACTGACAGTAAACCGCTCGAAACTGCTACTGCGGTACCGGATGCAGCGAGCAACGATATCACGATTGAAGAAGCGTCGGCCGGTTTGGCGTCCGCGATAAAGCGCTGGGCTGATGCTATACCGCCAAAAAATGAGCCGGAACCGGATATAGCAGCAGTGGAAGACAGCAGCGAACCGACACCAGAGTACCCGGCATGTTTTGAACCGGGCCGCTATGAGGGGCTGCCGAACAATGTCTACCACGCCGCCAACGGCATCAGCAGCACGCAGGTTAAAGATGCGCGCGTCTCGCTGATGTATTTCAACGCGCGCCACGTCGCCAAAACTATCGTCCGCGAAAGCAGCGACGCGCTGACGTTCGGCAGCCTGGTTCATACGCTCGCACTCGAGCCAGAGAAGCTGGAAGAAGAGTTCGCGATATTTCCCGGCACGCCGGCAGGCGCATTCACGAACACCGATTCGCTAAAATCCTGGATCCGCGAGTACAACGCCGACAAGCCGAAGGCGGAACAGCTAAAACTGACGGGCAAGAAGGAGGATCTGCAGGAATCCATTCGCGCCGTGTTCGCGGACGCCGTGTTCGCGGACGAATTCGAAACCCAGTGGCGCGCCGGCGTCGGCGGCAAAACCATCCTGTCGGCCGAACAACTGGCGGCGGCTGGCGCCATCCAGCAAGCGCTGCTAAGCCATCCCACCGCCTCCGGCCTGCTGCGCAACCCGTCCCGCTCCGTCGAAGTGAGCTATTTCGGCATGGATGAAGAAACCGGGCTGGAAGTGCGCGTTCGCCCTGACCTTGAGTTGGAGGCTGACGGGCTGCGTATTGCTGTTGATCTGAAAACTATCAGCGTGGGCAACGTGAAGCAGGACGGCCTGCGCGCTCGATTACACCGGGAAATCGTTGATCGTGATTATCATCTCAGCGCCGCGATGTACGCAGAGGTTGCCGATTTTGACCGGTTCTTCTGGGTATTCGTCAATAAAGACCCTGGCTACAACTGGGTGGCGATCATTGAGGCATCCCCTGATGTGCTGGAGCTCGGCAGCCTGGAATACCACCGCACAATGCGCGCTCTTGCGGGCGCGTATGACACCGACACATGGCCGGCGCCGATCACTGACGATTACGCCGATGAGCTGAACGATTTTGACCTGCGCCGCCTGGAAGCGCTGCGGGCGCAGGCATAAGGGGAATGAGCATGCAAAACAATCATCTTGCTGTAGTAGACCAGCAGACGCCCGCTGTTATGAATAACGCCTCCCTGCTGCTCAGTGTGGACGTTATGGATCGGGTGATGAAAATTGCCGACGTGATGGCACAGGGTGTCGCTACTGTCCCTAAACACCTGCAGGGAAAGCCGTCTGATTGCCTGGCAATTGTCATGCAAGCGGCTCGCTGGGGAATGGACCCGTTTGTCGTCGGCCAAAAAACTCATCTGGTGAATGGTCAGTTGGGCTATGAGGCCCAGTTGGTTAACGCAGTCGTGACCAGCTCAAATGCCGTTCGCGGGCGCTTCAACTACGAATACGGCGGAAATTGGGAAAAGATCGTTGGTGTCCAGGACAAGGATAAGCGCGATGAATCCGGCCTGTTTATCCGCGTTGGCGCCATTCTGCGCGGTGAAACAGATATCACGTGGGGCGAGCCGCTTTACTTATCGGATATTACAACGCGCAATTCCCCACTCTGGAAAACCGCGCCTAAGCAGCAGATCGCCTATCTGGCTGTTAAGTATTGGGCGCGTATGTACTGCCCTGAAGTGATCATGGGGGTTTATAGCCCTGATGAACTGGAACCACGCGCAGAGCGGGACATAACGCCACCGCGCGTGAGCTTGAAAGAGATCGCGGCCGAACCGTCGACCGTGTCCACAGCTCAGGAAGCCGCTGGCAACATTGACGTATTGGCTGATGAAATCCGCGACCGAATCAGCGCCGCAGAAACAACTGAACAGGCCAGAGCGATCGGTGATGACATTGCAGCGCAACGGTCGTTGCTCGGTGCTGCGCTTTTCACTGAGCTGAAAAACAAGGCGGTGATGCGTCACCATCAGTTGAAAACATGCAACACCCTGGAAGGACTAATCAACACCCTGCCGAATCCCGATGAACCCGGCGCCGCGGAGCGATTCGCCGAGGTTGAGCGGAAACTGGCTACAGCAAAAAGCCACCTCGGCGCTGAGCTGTATGAGCAGTTCAGCACAACGATCACTGACATGCGCCCGGAATACATCGCGGACTGACGGAGGCGGGAGGGGAAACCCTCCCGGCAATGAATATGAAACTGATCAACAGGGCAAAATCTCCGATTTCAAAACAGGCATGTGATTGCGCATTGGCCGCGCATTACAACCGGTTCGGCGAGTATGGAAGGAGCAAAACGGCGACGCGCTACCGCGTAAAAGTCGCTCGTCAGGTGGTGACCGTTGAAGTCATTGCGACGAAATGCAGCTATGTGTCCACGGCGCTTGATGGTGTTCGTCGGTTGTCTCGGTTGCCGGGGATTAATGCGGGGGTTACAGCATGAAAGAGCGCGGGATAATTTTTAACAGCGAGATGGTGCGGGCGATCTTGTCTGGGAAGAAGACGCAGACACGGCGCATCGTCAAGCCGCAGCCGGATGAAGACGGCTTAGCTCGACTGCGTGTCGGCCCGTGGATGGATACCAGTGAAAAGATTTATCGCTGCCCATGCGGAGAGGTCGGCGATCGGCTGTGGGTACGGGAGGCCTTTGGCCTTCAAGTCCGCCGTGATGCCTTGGGCGGTACCGGTGAATTTCGCGTGTATCGCGCCAGCAATCCTGACGCCATCAGATACACAACAGCAAGCGGGAAAATCGCCCCGATAAAATGGGTGCCATCAATCCACATGCCGCGCTGGGCCAGTCGCATCACATTGGAAATCACTGGGGTGCAGGTGGAGCGGCTGAACAGTATCAGTGAGGATGACGCCAGAGCGGAGGGGATTACCGATGGTGGATGCCTGAATTGCGGCGAGCCCGAGCCGTGCGGGTGTGAGCACCCGGCACCAGATGCCGTGGATGCCTATGCGCATCTTTGGCAATCAATATACGGTGAGGATAGCTGGTTTGATAACCCGTGGGTGTGGGTTATCGAATTTAAGCGCCTATGAATTCAGAAAATCGTGTGCCCTGATTTTTATTGAATAACATGGCTGACTTCAAATGGAGTCAACCATGCATAAAAAATGGATGCTGGGCGTAAATTTATTATCCGAATTCGATATAAAAATAGGCAGACTGGCCTGCAGCGTTAGAAACAAAACGCTGACCCAGCAGGATATAAACAATGCCTGCGCTACCGCTGACGAAATAATAAAATCGCTGGGGAAAAATAATGTCCACAGAAAACGACCTATTGAGCGACGACGAATTAATAGAGCTGACGGGTTATAAATATCCGTCAAAACAGATCGGTGTACTTCGTCGTTCGGGCATTTCATTTATTATTCGCAGGGACGGACGGCCTCGCGTGACGTGGACACACGTAAATAACGCGCTAAATGGAATTCAAGCTCCAGTAGAAAAACAAAAACCACAACCAAATTTTGACGCGATTTAAAATGGCAAGAAGAAGAAAAAACTCAAGTGACAATTGGATGCCGCCGCGAGTACGCCACGGTCGCTCAGCTTATGAATTTAGGGCCAAGGATGGCCGTACTATACGGCTATGTGATGCTGAATTAACGCCAGCGCAGGTCTGGTCTGCCTATGAGTTATTTATCACTGAGCAGAAAGACAAAGCAACATTCAAAAAACTGGTTGAGGAATTTTTTGTATCTGGTGATTTTTGCGAATTAGCCAAAGAAACACAGAAGGATTATAAAAAATACGCTCAAAAAGTTTTGGCTGTTTTTGGTGAGATTGAGCCGGACGATATTATGCCAGAGCACATAAGGAAATACATGGATAGACGCGGGGTTAAAAGCAGGGTGCAAGCAAACAGAGAAAAGACGTTTATGTCTCGCGTTTTCAGGTGGGGATATGAGCGCGGTAAAGTAAAGATGAATCCGTGCAAAGGCGTAAAGCAGTTCAAGGAAGCCGCCCGCACCCGGTATATTACTGATAAGGAATATGGTGCCCTGTATCAGTGCGCACCTGATATTGTAAGGGCGGCAATGGAGCTGGCATATCTGTGTTGTGCCCGGCAGGCTGACATACTCGAATTGAAAAAAGGCAACCTGCTGGAGCAGGGGATATTAATAAAGCAGGGGAAAACCGGCGTCGCCCAGGTGAAGGCGTGGTCAGATCGGTTGTCTGCGGCAATAAAAACTGCCGAACTACTCCCGCTGAAAACTGGCATGTCCAGCATATATGTCATACACCAGCCGTCCGGATCCCGGTTCACGCGCGACGCGTTTAACGCGCGCTGGATGAAAGCGAAGAAAGCGGCGGAAGAGCGGCACCCGGACCTGAGTTTCGATTTCACATTCCACGATTTGAAGGCCAAGGGTATCAGCGATCTGGATGGCAGCTTGTATGAAAAACAGGCTATATCAGGCCATAAAAATGTTACGCAGACAGCCAGGTACGATCGGAAAATTGCGGTAGTGCCGGTGGTGGGCGGCCAGAATATGGCGAAAGAATATGGCGAAGATATGGTGAAGAAGTAA